ATCAAGGATGATGAACTCATTCTCGAAACTCAAGCAGCAACTGTAGACCGTGCAATTGATTACTTTGCAATAGATTATCCCCAAATCTTTTCAGTAAAAAGTGGTTATTCAGTTGGATTGAAACAAAAGGATAAATACCAATTGTTTCAAAAAGAAAAAAGGGACAATTAAGTCCCTTTTATTTTTTTATAATATTCTCTAATTGACCACTTATATCCAATATCACCACCCCTTAACAAACTGTTAAGATATATAACATCTTCATGTGGTTTTCCTTTATATGATTCTGACAAAGTAACTTGATTATTAAGTTTATCAAAAAACTCTTTTATTTGTTTTACATCGTCAATACTTACCTCACCTGAAATAATTCTTTCAGATAGTCTATTACTAGCACCTCTTTTTTTAAGATACTTTAAACCCTTTTTAACTACCTCAATAACTTGTTTAGGTACACGTACAGTGTCAATCTCTTCTGTAATACGTATTTTAAGGTCACTGGTACCCTTAAAAATTCTATGGTAGGTCTCTTTGTGTATTTCTATTTTTTGTCCCGCAGAGAGCTTTTTTGGTAGTTCATTTTCCATTTGTAATAACCAATCATCACCTTCAAGAATTTCAACAATTCTATTTTTCTTATCACGGTGCCAAATCAACTCTTCCGAGTCAACATCTTTAGAGAAAACTCGTTCAAAAATATTCTTTTTTATATTTTTCTGTGAATAAACCATTACCAAAATCTTCCAGGAACATTATTACCAAAATCTTTGTGTGCTCTACATGCCCAATAACCGGGTTTAGTTCTATCTTTCTTTTTTTCACACTGATGTCTTGCTGCGAATGATGCTCTCGCACCTGAGTCGTTCCACTTTGCAGTCATAACAGGAGAACCATAAGAAACTTTTATTATTTTACCCGATTGTGGATTTTTAACATATACATACCATTTTTTTGGTCCACCTGTTTTTGGTTTACCAAGCTCAACATTTTTCCCTTTGTATTCCGCCTCATTAATCATAGGGTAATCCAATGGTAATCTTTCACCTTCATATATAAAAAATTTTCCCAAATCACTATTCAAGAGTTCGTTATCAAATTCATTTTCATAAATTCCAATTTTCTTCAATTCTCTTGCCTCATTAATTAAGTTAAAATATTTTTGACTTCCCGGTCTGAATACATTCTCACTAACAGGAATATCATTTTCCAAATGATATTGTAATTCTTCAGAAATTAGAGGAGTTTCTTTATATTTTTTTAGTGCCCTTATGATAGACTCTTTAATTGATTCATTTTTTGGTTTGTATGAAGTCATTACGGGTTTTTGACCTTTCCCTGTTTGTGTATCTTTCTTTTCTGCGGCTCTCTTTTGTCTACAAGCAGCTTTTTTATCGGAGTCACTCATTTTACCAGCAACACCTGCAGCTCTACATTTAGGATATGCTTTAGAATCCGCATCAGGTCTACCACACGGTGGATGTTTACCATCCTTATCCCTACTACATATATTAACCCACGGACCTTTTGGTTGTGAACTACCTTTCGGTTTCTTTTTCTTACCGAACCAAACGGCTAAATCTTCAGAAAGTAAAATTTCACTCATATTGATTATATTTTAAAAATTGTTATACATATAAATATCAAACAAGGTAATTATGTCACAGAATTTTGAAGAAGGAGTTTTATTTGACACAATCAAATATCAAAACAATGAAGACTTAGGTCGTTTTTTAGAAAAAATGACACCAGAACAAGGTGTTTATTGCTTAATGCAGGCGGCTCGTAGTGGATTTTCTCGAGGTGTTTTCTCAATAGAGGAAACTGAAGTATTATCTAAGGCTATTAGAATACTTACAAAAGATAAAGGTGAAACACCAAGTAGTATTGGAAATCCTGAAATTCACAAATCTTAATTTTTTTATTTATTGTGTTACAAAAAAAAAGGGGACCGAAGTCCCCTTTTCTATTTAGTGTTTTGAGATTATCTCAATTCTCTTAAGTCGAATGTTCTTACACCATCAACTGTAACCTTACCATAGAAACGGTTATTAACCATTTTCTTAGCGTAACGTGTCATAATACCCTTAATAGGAGTAAAGTTGAATGGGTTGTACATTGTCGGAGTCAACTGAAGAGGTACATATGGTGCGTAAACGTAACCTGTATCCAACAAAGAGTTACCTTTGTGACCTAACAATACTGTGTTAGGTGGGAAGTATGGGTCACGATATACTTGATATCTACCTGCTAATGTACCGATTCTCTCGATACCCATGTTGTACTGGTCCTGCTCAGGAGCTGCGTTTGAAACGTGGAAGTACTCCAAGTCATCAAAAATAGCACTGATTTCAGAAGATACAACTATCCAGTTTGCTCCACCTCTCAAAGTAGACTTGTGAATTTGAGCTGAAATTTGGTTGATTGCTGTAATCAACGTTTGGTTCCAGTCTTTCTGAGTGTACTGAGTTAATGGATTTGCTGAAGTTCCTCTCTTCCAACCGTTGTAGTCCCATCTTAATGTCCAAGCCGCACCTTTTCTAAGGTCTCTCAAGATTTCTCTGTCGATTTCAGCTGCCACTTGCTCTGACAATAAAGCTGTCAATTCAGCTTCTGCGTCGATGTTGTGGAATGCTGAAACGTCTTGTGCCATTTCAGGTGACCATTGTGCTCTTAACTTTCTTTCTGTAACAGAAACAGTTACTGACTCAAGGTCAAATGATACTTCACCAATTCTATCTTCGAATTCCATTTCTTTGTAAATTCTGTAAGTAGTAGTGAACTGTGAACTTGCGACTGTTGAACCGTTAGCTACTGTTGTGTAACCTGAGTAACCGTCAAATGAACCTGCTCCGATAGAACATGGAACTTGGAAGTCAACTTCTAAGTAAATCTTACCGTCAGAGTCACAAATGTTGTCGTATGAACCACCGTTAGCCGTGTTTGAAGAACCAAATGCTGGTGATGATGTTCCACCGTATTCAACGATACCTTTACCATATTTTTGAGTTACAACTCTGAACAACAAGTTACCTGTAACTGCTGACCAAGGTGATGTACCCGATTTTGATGTGATTGTCAAATCTGAAAGGAATGTTTCAGTGTCAACTGTGTTACCATCAGGACCCATTAACTTACCGTATGAACCTGAGTTCGAGAAACCTGACATAACAAGTAATACTTTTCTGTATTCACCTGCAGTATAACCTGACGATACCAATGAATCACCAACCCATACAACTGTTACGTTTGGTGCAGTTACAGAAGAGAACTGACCTTTAGAGTAGTCGAATAATCCTGGTGGGTCAAGAGCTGGTTCGTTACCTTCGTAGAATCTATCGTAAAGGTCTTTACCGTTGTCTGAACCATAACCTTGATTAGGTGAGTTCTCACCTGAATCAACCGCTTCAGGTGAACCGATTGGTGCGTAGTGTTGTGTGCCGCTAGCACCACCAACATACTGTTGAATTTTAGGTACGAAGTAGAACAATTTACCGATAGGTAAGTTCATTGCTTGTACTGATACAATATCGTTAGCTAATAATTTAGAAAATACTCTTCTAACGATAGGGAAGACAACCGTCTCAAATGACCCTGTGTCAGATGTAGATGATGCTTCGTTTATAAGGTGAGACGCTTGGTTTTCGTAAAGTTGAGCCACATTTTCTCTCATGTGACCTTTCAAACCTTCCAAGAAACCTAATTTGTCCCATTTGTTGATTGTGTCTTCTTTGATAACTTTCAAGTGCTTAAGACCGATGTTACCAACTAAGCCTGATTCTAATAATGCTCCCATTTTAGTTTTTATTTAGTTTTAGTTTTATTTTTTATTTTAATTTACTCATTAAATCCTTCATTCTTAAGAATTGTGGATTTTCATAAGTTTTAGACTCAATAAGGTTTGTCGAAGCACCTCTTGAAGGTGTTTTAGAAACTTTAGACTCAACAGATTCTGATAATGTTGTTGTCTCCTTGCTTACATATTCTTCTTTCAAAGTCTTATATAAAGTCTTAGATTCTTTTAAAGATTCGACAGTATCAAATCTTCTCAAAATGTTAATTTTTTCTTGTTTTGTTGTTGTTTGCTCAGTGAACAATCGTGTTGCGTAAGCTAAGTTTGAATTGAAAACAGCAACTTCATTTAATTTTTCTCTGAAAATATTTAATGCTTTTCTGTATTCTTCATTCTTTGCTCTCAAAGATTCTACTTCTTTAGCCAACTCACTCTCAGATACAGTTCTTACCTTTTGTTTTGGTAAACCGTGTCTTTTTGGGTCGTTCTTAGAACCATTACCCAAAGTACGAGCAGCTTCAGTTGTTTCAGCCTCTTCTTCCTCTGACATTTCAAATGACTTCTTTTTTAAGTTCATACCAACACCCTTAGGTTTGATAGTCATTGAACCTTCTTTCATTTCACCGTCTTCCATTTCAGAATCTTCCATTTCAGATAGGTCAAATGATTTTTTCTTAAGGTTCATTCCCATACCTTTTGGTTTAATAGTCATTGACTCGTCAACCTCACCTTCGAATGCTTTTGTTTTTTTAGTCATACCTTTTTTAGTTGTGTAATCTTCATCACCTTTATGGGTTTTTGATTTTTCACCCTTTCCCATACCGTAGTTACCTTCACTCATTTCTTCGTACTCCTCATCGGAAGATTCATCTTCATAATCTTCCATTTCGTTTTCGTCTTCAGAAATTTCGATTTCGTAAACTACATCGTCTTCTTCGTACATCTTGTCCATTGTTTCTTCATCGTCTTCACCTTCTGTGTGAATTTCATATTCAACATCAGAATTAGTATCCTTAAGATGAATTGAATCTTCATCTTTAGAAACAATAATACCGTCTTCTTCGCCCATAGCTTTAAAGACTTTTAAGATTTCATTATCAGACGCAGTTCTAAGGTCTAAAGGTAATAGAACTTCTTCTTCATCATCTACTTCTAATTCATCACCAGGTAAATCCAAAGACATAAGGTCTTCTTCATCTCCTAATGTTTCATCAGAAAATTCATCATCAGATTCTAAATCATCAGATTCTTCATCGTCTACTTCAAGTTCAGCCTGTTCTTTCATTTTGTGAGATATCTCACCTTTTTCCATTTCTGATACTTTTTCCATAGACTCCGCTTCTTCAACCTCTTCAAGAGATTCCTTTACTAGTTCACTGATTTCTTCCTTCATTGTTGAAGCAAGTATTCCTTTTGCATTTTGAGTTACGGCTTCTTCCAAATTTTTCATTTGTAAAAGTGCCTCTTCAACTAAAGATTTTTTTTCGTTTTGCATTTTAGTTTTAACCAAGAGTTTTTGTTTATTTTACTTAATAAATATCTCAGTTTTAAAAAAAGTTTATTTTTTAATGAAAGGGCAAAAAAAAATCGGGTTTTATCCCGATTTTAATTTTTAATATTTTAATAAATTTTTTATTCGAAAACTTCGTCAATCTTACTTTCA